GATAGTGCTTGAAGCCATACAGGAGTTTGGCGTCACAGGATGTATTTCTGATGAGGTGCTATCAAGACTGCCACACTACGGCTACAGCACAGTTACTGCTAGATACAAGCAGCTTAAAGAGAAAGGGCTGGTCAAGGTTGACCATCGCAAGCGTAAGGGCAAGTCAGGCCGTGGTCAGTTGGTTATGTGGGCGACAGAATTTTATGTGGAGCAAGAGGATGGATGAAGAAACACAACAGCGTCTCGACATGATGCAGATGAAAATTGATGCACTAGAGGCAAAGGTGCTAGAACAAATGGTTACCTTTACCACAGCTATGAAACTGATTGCAGATTTGATGGAGCAAAGACATGGGGGAAAATAGCTTTTCTAACACTATGGATTTCGTCAATGAGTTGAACAAATCTCATGGCGTAGCCCAGAGGGGTGGCAAGAAATACACCCAAGTCGTACACCGCATGGAAGCTTTCAGACGGTTTAATGGCCTAGAGTTTGGTGTTGATACCAATGTGCTTGTAGATGACGGCCATCGTGTTGTCATCAAAGCTATCGTTACAAATGCTGACGGTGTGCAGATTGGCTCTGGCATGGCAGAAGAGATAAGAGGACAAGGCCATGTCAACACTACATCAGCCTTGGAAAACTGTGAGACATCAGCCGTAGGCCGTGCCTTGAGTTCCATTGGATTGTCAGGCGGTGAGTACGCATCAGCCAATGAATTAGATGCTGTTGAGCGTAAGACTGAAGCTATGGCAGAGAAAACTCAGCATACACAAAACAGCGAGTTTAACAAAGCTGCTCAAGATGCAAGAGACTTTAGTCGTGAGGTGTATTCAAGATTAAGTCCAGCAAACACAAAAACGCCAAACGAATTTGAACACTACATATCAACTGATTATTTTGCTGACCAAATGAGAAACG